ACTACCCTCCGGCAAATGGCGCGCGCAGATCAAGCTGCGCGGCGTGCGCGAGTCGAGATCATTTTCGACTCGGCAGCTCGCAATGCGCTGGGCGGCCGAACGTGAGGCGCAGATCGAACACGAGCAGACCGCAGGACCAGAGCGTACACGTACGCTCGCCGATGTGCTCGCCCGATATCGTGATGAGGTGACGCCGACGAAACGCGGTGCTCGTGTCGAGCGCACACGGATCGATGCCATCATCCGCCACTACCCTGGTCTCGTCTCTCTATCGCTCGCTGCGCTGACGCCTGAGCGCCTCGGGCAATGGCGCGATGAGCGGCTGGCCGAGGTCAAGCCAGCTACTGTCGCGCGATACATGACCGTCATCACCGCCGCGCTTGAGCACGCACGGCGCGAATGGCGCTGGATCCGTAGCAACCCGATGCGCGATGTTCGTCGGCCACCTGAGCCGCCGCACAGAGAGCGTACGCTGCATTGGCGGGAGATCCGCCGGATGCTCCGGCAGGCTCGTTACTCCCGCTCGATATGTCGGTCGATGACCGAAGCGGCCGCGCGGGCAATGCTGTTCGCGATCCGCACGGGGATGCGGGCCGGCGAGATTTGCGCTCTCACCTGGGACGACGTGCGTCCGGATTACGTGATCGTGCGGCAGAGCAAGACTGGCGAGGGCCGTCACGTTCCCCTGTCTCACGGGGCGCACCGCATTATCGACGGCATGCGCGGCTGGCATCCAGTTGAGGTGTTCGGATTGAGGCCGCAGACGCTAGACGCCTTGTTCCGCAAGCTCCGCGATTCTGCCGGACTCTCAGGCTTCACGTTTCACGACTGCCGCCATACCGCGGCGACGATGCTCGCGCGCAAGCTCGACGTGCTGACTCTCTGCAAGGTATTCGGCTGGCGCAATACCGCCCGGGCTTTGACATATTTCAACCCCACGGCCAGCGACATTGCGCGCCGGCTACGGGCTAGGTAGGAACCGGCATCGAAAAGTGTGACGTAGTAATAGCTTAGCCGATTGTGCCGGGGATCACATTCCGCTATCCACGCGTTTGGTATAAGCTGGGCTAGTAGAGAGGAGGTCCCATGCGAACGCGAACTTTCACGATCCACTGCGAATGGGACGAAGAGGCGGGCGTGTGGTACGTCGCCGAATCCAACGTGCCAGGACTGGCGGCAGAAGCGCCCACCGTCGAAGCCATGCAAGCCGTCCTGGCCGAGCGTGTCCCTGAGTTGCTGCAGGTGAACCTGCCGGACTGTCAATCCGAAGTGCCAATTGAACTGCTGCTGAAGCGGTCGGGAAGCGTCCGCCTGCCCTGCTAATGGCAAGGTACACGCGCGACCTAAAGCGGATATTGCGGGATGCGGGCTGCTATTACCTGCGTCCCGCGAAAGGCGACCACGAGTTGTGGCATAGCCCGCTGACGAACTGTAGCTTCGTAGTTGACTCAGACATCAAGTCTCGGCACACGGCGAATCAGGTATTGAAGCAGGCCGGTCTGCCGAAGCAGTTCTAATCGCGCTCTAGCGGCCCTCGGCCTTTGCTCGCGTGATAGCCGCATTGAGCGACGCGAGCGCCTCGTCATTCGCCGCCACTGAGGCCGCAAGCTCCTCCTGCGTCACCTCATCCCGCCCGTTCGCAATAGCGTTCTGAATCGCCGTCGCGCGCGAATCTCGCGTGCATCGTTCTACCGACATCTCGAGTACATGAGCATGATCGGCGTGATCGTCGAGCTCGACGAGGATCTCGGACAGTACGTCGTGCGAGACTGGGGCGTCATCAATCGCCGCGCGCTCTAGACTCTCGCATGACCGCGCCACGCCACCCATCCGCCTAGTCTCACTCCACACCAATACATCCACCTCCCCGGCGCGATCATGCCCTCGGCCTGCAGGGCTCGGCGGAATATCTCGTCAGCGATCGCGCGCGGCACCGGCTGCATGCGATAGAGGTAGTCGTGCAGGACGGCCGCTCGACGGCTCGTTCCATTCACGTCGAGCAGCCAGCGGAAGATGCGCGGCACGCTCGCGAGGTCCGTCTCGAATCCGTGCGGCACGACGTAGCGCTCGGTGTCCGAATGCCAAATGAGGTCGCTGGTGAGCATCCAGCGACCTGGCGTAGTGGCTTCTAGGCGCAGCGGAGTCGTGAACATCTCAGCCGGCGTAGGCGCTCGCCGCCTCGATGATCCAGTCGAGCACGCGGTTGATGCGCACGCGCTCATTGATCGAGATGTCTCCCTCGTCGATGCGCTTGCGCAGTTCGCTCTCTGCGCGATTCAGCAACAGGTGCAGCGCCGCCTTGGTGGATAGTTCAGCGCTCGATGCAGCAATGCGCGATCGAGCTCGGTCGATGAGTTCATCGACTGGCGCGCCGAACAGCTCGACAGCGGATTTCGCGTTCTCCGCTTCGGAGATGATTTCACGCGCCGCGGCCTTCCGGTCCGAGCTTTGCTCGATCGCAAAGAGCGTCGCGATCTGAATCGCGTCGCGCGCGCCATTCGACTCGGCGATGGTTTGGACGGCGCTGCATGCTGCGATCAGCACGCAGAGTCCGAGAATTTCGATGCAGCGTTTCACGCAGACCATTGGACGTCTCCAGGTAGTGAATCACTGCATCAGCTCACCTCCATACGCCCGTGCGCATCATCTCGGCCATGCGCTGTGCGCGTGCCGGTGTCTGCACCTTCGCCCAGTTCGAGTCGAGCATCTCGCGTGCTGCGGCGGCGTAGTCGCGCGCGATGAGCGCGGCGATCATTCTCTTGAAGTTCGCGACGCCGTTGACACCGAGCTGAAACGCCATACACACGAGCACGCTCTGCCGCACGTCATCGAGCAGGTGAAACCACGGAAAGCGGCTGCGCAGTTCTGCAGCGATCCGCGTGATGTCGTTTCGCAGTAGGTAACGCGACTCCTCGCGCGTGATGCCCCCGCCCCTGCGCTTGTCGATCAGTCGGCCGACGCCGATCGTGAGATAGCCGAGGTGATCGGTATAGGCGTGAAGCACCTCGCCTTCTTCGGCTACGAGGTGCGATTCGATCTTCTCCAGCGGGATCACCGCTGCTTGCCCTCCAACCTCGCGAGGCGCTCATTAGCCTCGCGCAGCTGCACGATGATCGTGTCGAGCTTCGTCTCAAGCACTGCGATCTGCGTCTCGTGACGCCTCACGATCTGCGACTGCTCGATCACCTGACGCTCGACTGCCTCCGAGCGCGCGGAGTACATGCCCCATGTCACGCCCGCCGTGATCGCGGCGCTACACGCAGCGATCGCGACCGCTGCCGGAATCGCTACGCGTACGCGCTCCACCGCAGCTACTCCGCTTTGGTCTCGCCTGAGCGATCCGCGTCATAAGCAGGCGCGCTCTTCGGCGCGAAGTGCTGCGCGAGCTTCTGCAGGAGCTGTGCGACGCGCTCTGCCTCGGCCATGTTCGCAAGCGGCGCTCGCCGCGCGATGGTGATGATCTGATGGATTTCTTGCGGCGTCATAGTGCTGTGAATTTAGCCATCGGCTAGAGATGGTGGAACGTCGCCAACTTGCGACCCCCGCACGCCCGCAGGGTAGATCCGCGAGATAGCGTGACATCGTCAGAGTTCGGCTCGTGAGAGGAACGCGATCACCGGATTCGTGACGGCCACGAGGCCGGTGGCGGTATCCGTGACGTGGCACTGCCACGTTGCTTGGCGAGTGGCGCCGGGGGAAAGCGTGGCAGTGAAGATCGTGCTGGAGCTGGTCGGGGTGCTGGCATCCATCGCGCCTCCGCTTACACGAACCCATTGATATGTGAACGGCCCGATGCCACCTGTGACGGTGACGTACGTGTAGCCGGTGGTGATGACCACGCCACCTGCGGGGACCGTCGGACTTCCATAGCCATCGACGTAGTCGGGGCTAGCGGAAGCCGTGAGAGACGAGTAGACCAGACGGTTCGCGCCGGACCGATAGATCCAGATTTCTTTGATCGGGCGATTCGCGCCCGACGCGAACACGTACCCGGCTTGCATCGTCCGGTTCCCACCGGAGTGGAAGACGTGGATAGACATTCGGTCCTCACCATCACCAGATGATTGTGATGTCGCCTTCCTGCGTGCCTACGGGCGAGCCGCCCTGCCGCACGAAGACGCGGGCGTTTGTGAAGGTGTCTCCGTAATGGAGCACACCGCCACGCCCTTGGACGACAATCGAGGGGGCGTTGAAGCGGATCTGACTACCTGTGGCGAAATAGATGTCTCCACCCTTCTCGTTGACGATAGAGAGATGGGGGGTGTCTGGGCTGCCGAATCCGAAGTATGCAGAGCGCGTATTCGGATTCACCGCGTCGTCGTAGAACGTCATGTAGGTGCGGTCTTGGGAACCCCGCCTGAGCGAAAGCGCGCCGGCTCCTGCATTGACGGTGAGCGTTCCGTCAACGGCTACGTTGCCGGTGATCGTTCCGCCGCCGAGATCTGCCAACGACGGCTTGTGACCGCTGTCGTAGACCTGATGCCACGGCTGCCACGCTCCGTTGTAGTGCTTCCTGATGTACGTCGCGTTCGTGGCATGTGCAAAGTACTCCTGATAGACCATGACGTCGTCTGCATACACGCGCAGCATTCCAGCCAGGGGCACCGGATAGTTGGTTCCGGATGCGGCATTGGCGTTGCTTCTCTGGTGCCAAATGCCGGTGATTGTGTATGTGTTCAGGTCAGCGCCCGAGGGGATGTTCCCTTGATGTGCGAGCACACCGGAGAGACGCGAGTTAGATAACGTGCCGCTCGTGATGTCAGAGGCGGAGTGCGTGTGCGCACTTGGAGTGAACGACGTAGGCTTGTTGGTGATCTCAGTCCAGGAGTGCGTGTGTGCACTTGGAGTGAACGTCGCGGGCACTCCCGTCAGCTTCGACCACGCCAAGGACGTTATCTCTGAGTCGCCGTGCGTGTGAGCGCTAGGCGGGAAGGTTGAGGGGATTCCAGTAAGCGAGCTGTAGTCGCCCGAGAACGCGACGGCCGCCAAATCGCCTGGCTGCACAGCGCTATCCGCCAGCGCGAGAGAGGCCCTAACAGCATTGGCCAGGGACACCACGGGATTAGCGGGGTCGCTCGAATCCACATCGATTTCGTTCGTTGTTCCTATGACGGACTCCACCGTTCCGCCGCCACCACCACCGGATGCGCTGATCTTCAGTTCACCCGGCGTCGAATCATCGAAAGTGATGTTCGACCCTGCCACCAACTTGAGCGAGTTGCCGAGCGTCGCAGTCTCATCGTCTGCCGTGATGAATGTGGCCGAGCTAATATCCGGCGGTATCGTAGGCGTGTTGATCAGGTCATCGTAGTCGCCGGACGTCGCCACGGCAGCGAGGCTCGGCGTATTCGCCAGATCACCGTAGTCCCCGGACGTTGCAACAGCAGCCAGATCGCCCGGCTGCACGGCAGTTAGTGCGAGTCCGAGCGCGGACGTGACCGAAGGGTCCAGGGACAGAACCGGCTTAGTCGGATCGGTATTGTCGACGACGATCTCATCGGGCGTTCCGACGATCTCATCAACTTGACCGCCGCCCCCTCCACCGCTGGCGTTGATGATGATCTCCCCAGGCGTCGACGTATCGAGCGTGACATTCGACCCCGCGACCAGGCGGCGTGAGTTCGCGAGCGTCGAGGTCTCATCACTCACAGTCAGGAACGTCGCGCTCGACACATCAGGCGGGATCGTCGGCGTGTTCGCCAGATCGTCGTAGTCGCCAGAGAACGCGACAGCGGCGAGGTCCGCCGCTACGAGATAGCCCGCGTCGTTCACGAGCACTGAGACGTTGTCCCCGCTCGCGACGTAGTTGGCATCGTTCGCGAGCTCGGAGATGTTGTCGCCTGGCTGCAGCGCAGAATCTGCTAGCGCGAGCGACGCATGCACGGTGCTGCTGAGTTCGGCGCTGATCTCGCCCGCAGAATCGTCATACGTGAACTCGATGTCAGCGCTGTTTGCGAGAATGCCACCGACTGCATCCTGTGCCGCCTCATCGAAGTCGCTGATGTAGGAACTGTCAATTGGCGTGAATGCGAGTGCATTGCCATCCCGATGCAGCACCGCTTTGTCCGCGCTCGCGGCGATGTCGGCCGGATCGCCCGTTGAGTCACTCGCGCGACCGATCACCGAGAGCGCCGCGCTGTCTCGCAGCTTCTCATTCGTGACGGCATTGTTGTCGATCGTCCACGTCGCGCCCTCGTCGGATACGCTGATATCGCCGTAATCGCCTTCGGCGATCTCGAGCCCGACGATGCCGCTCGCTTCGGTATCGAGCGCCCACTCGCCCGCGTCCGCATCCCATACCCACAGGCCGCGATCTTCGATGTCGTTTTCGCCGCGAACCCAATATGCCTCGCCGACGTTTCCGCTGTCAGGCAGGTCGCTAGAGTCGGCGACTTCGCCGATCTCGATGTACCCGCTATTGCGCTTGAGAATGCCGGGGCCCGTATCAAGTGCGTCGTAGAAGCGATACCAGCCTTTTTCGTTGGTGCCGTTCGTACCGTAGTACCACGTCGAGCGCTGATCGGACGTGTCACCCTGCAGGCGCAACGTAGTGATTCCTTTCGACAGCAGTCCCTCCCAATCGATTGAATCCTGACCTTGTACGCGCGAGGTGATCGGCATGAAGCCGTCAGGCGGCAGATTTTCGATCTGCTCAAGTAACTGCCTGACCTCTGCAACAAGCTCGGGCGTCAGCGCGGTCGTGCCGACAATCCGGCGAAGTAAGTCATAGAACTGCGGCGTCGCGCGACCGCTCTTGTCGATGAGAACGGCTTGCGCGGCGGGCATAATTCTCCGATCCGGAGGAATCATCAATCAGTGGCCTATTGCAAAGAAGTAGAAGTTTCGGCTCACGGTCGCTGCATTGTTGGCGGTGAATCCTGAGATGGTGACGTTCACCACTTGGTCCGCCGCCTGCGTCAATCCCCCGGTGTTCGCCGCGGTAGTGACGACGGCAAAGCACGCCATGGTGAATGGTTTAGCGAAGGACACTGCCTTGCTGCTCTGCGCGCTCACAATGCCGGTCATGCCCCACTGCAACATGAGGCCGCCGCGCAGCTTGACGTAGCCGGTGCTGATCAAGGACTGATCATCGATCGGGGACGGCGGCGATTTCCACGCAAAGCCGTCCGTCTTTTCCTCATCGACGGTAAGCACATCACCATCGGCCGCACCACTCGGGTCAGGGACTGATCGCGTCGAGGGGATTGGTTGCCAATCGACATTGCCTGCCCCATCGACCGTGAGCACTTCGCCGGCACTCGCCCCGTCAGGATCAGGCAATTCTCGAATCTCATCCCAAAACAGATCCGTGCCGTCATTCGTCAGAAACTTTCCCGCCTCAAGCGCTGGATCTGGGATGCCCTGCGGGCCGCTCACGTTGTCCATAGTGACCAACGTCACGCCGCCCGCATCCTTCAGCACGACGCGATAGCTGCCATCGCCCCAGATATCGACGCTCGGTCGACCGGCGCCGTCCAGCGTGACGCTGGCGGGGTTTGGCGTCGTCATCTCCGGATCGCTGTACGTCGATCTCGGATTCGTCGTGCCGGAGTCGTAGAACGACAGCGAGCCGTTCGCGAGCACCTTGCCGTCGTTGGTGAAGAACTGGACGCCGGGATGAAAAAACCTGAACGCCATTAGCCTGAGCTCCTCTTTCTAGCCTGCTCGAGCTCGGCGCGCAGCCGTTCGTATTCGCGCTCGATCTCTTTCATGCGCGGCGAGTCGAACGGCTCGTCCGGCGGTAGTCGCTGCACGCGAGCGTCGAGCTTCTTTAGATCCGCTTCAATATCCTTCACCGTGCGCGGCCCGCTCGATTCAAGTTGCGATAGCGCATTACGCTTCTTTGGCGCTCGCTCCGAGCGGACTGCGACTGCGGATTTCGCCGCCTCGCGGAATTTGAGGGGCTCGACGACGATCGAATCGCGGGCCGCTCGAGCCGCTTGCGCACGCTCTTCGATGAATCGCTGATCCTCTTGAGCGAGGCGCTTGAGCAGTTCAGACCGATCGCGAGCGCTCGCGACCTCGACAGGCTCGGCGAGCCGTGCGAGCGCGTTACGCACCTCCTGCGTCGACGGCAACAGCGCAGACGGCGGAGACTCCAACACGATTTCGCGAATCGCGCTTCGCGGCAGTTCCTCTACACGGATCCCGCCTCGGGCAGCGACCTCCGCCGCAGCTGCTGCGCGCTGCGCATCGAATGCAGCGCCCGCGCTGTCGATCTCCTGCTGACGCGCGAGCATCGCGAACAGGTTCTGACCAGGCTCAGGCTCCGCTCGTGGCTGCCGTGCGCCGCGTACCTCCGATAATCCGATCTCATCGAGATACGCCGCGAGGTCTGGCGCGAGCGCGGCCCTGCCCTGCGCATCAACCACGATGGGCGGTGCTTCACGCGGCGGCAGCAGAGGCAGTGCGGGTGCCGTGCGCTCGGTCTGCCGCGGTGCCGACGGGTGCAGCGCCCCTGCGCGCTCGACGTCGGGCGTCATGCCCATCTGTTCGCGAGAGAACGCCGTTCCGGGCGCGCTGCGCATTCCCGCAACCATCTCAGGCGCAGGCAGCGCGAGCGGATCGCGAGATACGAGCTCGCCTTCAATAGCTGGCGCAGTCGCCTCGGCGGATTCGACTGCAGCACGCGCAGGCTGCGTTGAGCCGCGCCGCATGAGCTCTTCCGCACGCCGTGCCGCGCGCTGGGTGAGTTTGGTGGCCCCAATGCGCGCCGCGCCGCCAATCGCCGGCGCGACGAGTGTGGTCGGCTCCAGCACCGCACCCAACAATGACAGCGACTGCATCAAGCCGCCGGTCGGCGCGAGTTTCCCGATCTGCCGGAGTGCATTGCGCGTCGGAGTCCCGAACGCGACTTCCTTGATCGCCCGTTGCTCCTCCTGCGTGAATCGGCGCATGCGCTTCGGATTCATCGCGAGCTGCCGGAACTCGGTGCGTAGCGCATTCTCGAGACCGGAGCCGGAGAACTGAGACGCGCGTATCTCCGCGCGCTCCATCAGTTCCTGCATCTCCTGCGCTTTGCGACTGCGCGCGTAGAAATTGCGGGCCTGCTTGCGCGCTTCTACCGCCGCTTTCGCGTTGCCGCCCACAATCGGTTCCGCGCCGCTTGCGAGCGCGTCGGCGTAGTCATCAAGCCGGTCGATGATGAGCCCAGCGATACGCCGCTCGTCGGCCTCGATCGAGCGCTCCGCGGCGAGCGCCTGCCGTCGCAGGATCTCGAGTTCGTCAAAACTCACCGGCTGCCCTGCCATCTTCTCGATCTCTTCGAGCACCGCAGATGCCTTCGGATGTAGGCGCGGGTTGAACCCTTGCTCTCGCAGCGACTCTCGCAAGCGCGTCGCCATGCGTGCATAGCTCTCCGGCGCTGCGACCGCGCCCGCAGCCTTGGCGAGCGCATAAGCCTCCCGAGCTGCTGCCGCCAAATCCTGACTCGACGGCGGAGTGCTTAATCGCTGCCCTTGCCGCTTCACCTCGCGCAGTTCGCCACGACCGCGCGCGACCGTCCCTAGCGCCTGTGTCTCGGCTGCAAGTGGCAGGAGCGCGACATCCGCGCCGCTGCGCTCAGCGACGTCGACGACAGGCTGTGCGACTGCGCCGAGGATGCCGAGCGCGGCTCTGCCAGCCTGCGAACGCGGCGCGTATGTGAATTGCGCGATGTCCTCGTTCGTCGGCTCGCGTCCCGTCACTACGCCTTTGATCGACGCGAGCGGCAACGCCGCCGCGCCGGTGGCGAGCGTCGTGCCAGCTTCTGCCAGGCCGTAGAGTTGACCGAGTAACGGCACGTTGCCGATGCGCTCGCCGATGTTCTGCGGGTTCTCGGCCGTTGCAGGTGCCAAGAACGCCTGCCGCACACGCTCGAAATAAGACGGACGCGACGGCGTGTCGTAGCGCACTTCCTCGACTGCCTCGCCAGGGAGCGGCGGTATTGCGCGCTCGTCGTCTGCGAACGGATCGTAGACGCGAGGGCGCGCGTCCCGCGAATCCGCGACGGGATAGCTATCCCACCAGTTCCGCTGTTGGCTCGGCGATTGTTCGTCAGCCTTGGGGTACGCGTCCCACCAATTTGCGCTCACGGTTTGACCCTCACGGAACCATCGGGGGCAATGAACCGTGTGCCGCTCGGCAACGCATCGAGCTCTTGCGGCGAGTTGACACGCACCGGCTCGCCACGTGTCGCGCCCGACTGTGCCAGTCCAGGCCGCGGTTGCCGAGCCATCGGCCGCCCAAACTCTTCCTCGTAGGCTTCGCGCACGTTGCGCCACGCACGACGGGCGCGATCGATGACAATCTCCATATTGCGGCGGAACTGCTCAGGCGACTGCGACTGCTCGAGCGATGCCCAGGCAGACTGCAAGAGCCGGTTCTCCATTTCCGATACCTGACCCAATGCACCGCCTGTCGGCGACGCGTCGCGCATCGCCTGCAGTTCGCTGAAACCAATGAGCGACTTCAGGGTGTTCAGATCCGTCGCGAAGTCATGCGCGGGCGTGCCAGAAACAGCGGACGACAAGCTACCGATGAAGCCAGTCGTCACGAGACCTGCTCTCGACTTCAGGTTAGAGGCAACCCGCTCGATAGTTCCCAGTTGCTCTTCGGCGCGACGCAATAACTGTCTTCCGGAGATTTCCGCCTTGCGGCGCTCCCGGAATTCCTGACTCCCCGGCAACGGGTCAGCCTCCGCTTGCTGCCGTCCACGCTCCGTGCCGAGCGCTTCGAGGCGCTTCCTTTCTTCCGGTGTCGGACTCGCGACCGGCGTTTGCAGCGCGCTCATGGGCGCCGCCGCCGGTTGCGCAGGCGCTTCACTCGGTGCGCCCGCATTCATCATCGGCGACGTTGCGAACGGAGGCGCGCCGAGATTTTCGAACAGTTCCTCCATCGACACCGATCGCGGCTGCCCCGTGCGCGGATCGAATACGACGGCGTATTCTCGCCCGTCTGGCCCGACGATCTTCTGCATCGACATGCCGGCCGAGGTGGGGCGTGCCTCGATGCCTAGTGCCACACGCCGCGCTCGCTCGACATCTTCCGGCGACATGCCCTGTGTCATCGCCTGGAAGTAGCGCAGCTGCGCGGGCGTGCCGCCCTGACCGGTCAGAACAGCAGCGAGCTGCTGCGCGACTGCGTCGATCTCGGGCGTGTACTCGTCGGGCGGTTGCAGTCCGAGCTGCCGAAGTTCGGGGAGCATCGATCGATAGATGAGCGGACGCAGCTGCTCTGGCGAATTCGTCAGCGCGCTGGCCATGAGACCGAGCCGCTGTTTGCGGCGTTCCTCGAACGAGCCCAGCGACTGGCCGAGCTGTGCGGCCCCTTGCGGATCGATCGCGGCCGCTTGCGAGATAGTCTGCTCGCGTTCGATCGGTGATGCCGCGCCGTATGCGCGGCCCGCTAGCTCGCGGAATCGATTCTCGCGATCGAGCTTCGCGCGCAGCTCCTGATCCATCAGGCGCTCGCGTTCAATCTGTCGCGCCTGGGCGCGCCCTTGCTCAAATGCGCCCGCGATGTCAGGCGCAATCGGTTGAGCAATGAGGCTGAGGATGCTAGCCATTAGCTACGCCTCCACGCATAGGGATCCGCCTTTGGAATCTGCTCATATACGCTCTGCCACTGCTCGGCCGTGATCGGCTCGATGTCGTAGCCAGAGCCCTGTCGCTGCTCCCACCAGCGACCGAACGCCCTGCCGAGCTGCTCGCCGAGTTGACCGTAGGTGTTGGTCGCGCCGATTCGGCCTGCTGCGCGAGCATCTGCCGCATTCTGGTACGCGGCGCCGGCCTGATTCGCCATCGTCATACCTGCACTGCCGACACCGGCCGCAGAGTTTTGGCCGAGTCCTGCGAGCTGAATCAGGCGGTTGTAGTAGTTGTTCAGGTTCTGCGTCGCGAGACCGCCCGCGAAGTCCGCGAGCGATGCGAGCTGTCCACCCGAATACAGCGTGCCGCGTGCAGCGGCCGAGCGATCGAGCGCTTTGATGCCTTGGTCGCGCGCGAACAGGTAATCGGGTGACTGCATGAACTGCGAGTAATCGCCAGTATTCAGCCGATCGATCTGCGACAGAGCGCGCTCGCCCGACCGCATGTAGGGCATCAGATCCTGACGCGTCTGCTCGTACTGGCGCTGCGAGAGTTCTGCGGCCTCACGCGCGCCGCGAGCGGCTTCCTTGCCAGCTTTTCGCTGTTGGTTAGCGGAATACGCAGCTCCCGCCGCTGTGATAACGGCTCCTGTCACGACTGCCATTGGATGCTCTCCAGGATCTTCGTGTGACTGAACTCGCTGGCGTGATATCCGCAGCGCTCATACAAGCGCTCTGCGATCGGCGGACTATTTGCCATGCGCACCATCTGGATTGCGACGACTCCTGCTTCACGGCACGCATGCTCGATCGCTTCGAGCAGTGCTCGTCCGACACCTGCGCCCCGTGCATCGGGTTCGACCCACCACATGACCTCGTACGCCGCGAGTCGACGCGAGTCGAACAGGAACGGCGCGATTAGGAGGCCGACCATTCCATCGATGCGATCGCCTGTGTCATGCACGAGCAGCACGCCGCTCGTGCGCATCAGATCGAAGAGACGCAGCATCGTCTCTTCGTGATACTCAGCGAACTGCGCATAGAGCGTCGTCGCGAAGAACCGCCGCCCCATCTCGAGGATGCGAGGGTTGTCTGCTTCTGTCGCGCGCCGGATCATCAATGCAGTCTCCGCGGCGTGAAGAACGCCACCGCGATCAGGCGACCATCGAGATATCCATCTCCGAATGCATGGAACGGATAGCGCGAATGGAACATCGCCGACTCGTAGATGAGCGCGCGATTGAATTTCATCGCCACAAAGCGCGTCTGCTCCCACGCGTTCTCGTCGTTCCAGTCATCGCAGATCTGCGCGTACAGATCGAAATCTCCGACATCGATGCGCCGCGCGCCGGTCGCGCGATGTCGCCAGAACGCCGTCCCGCTGTCGCCTTCGCTGAGATACAGAACCAGCGCATGGGTTCCCCAGCCGAGGTCACTGTGAATCGCGGCATTCGGCATCTCGCCGCCGAAGTTCAGCCGATAGCCCATGCCAAGCATCTCGACCGGCCCCATGAAGTGCTCGATGCGCTCGCGCAGGCCTGGAACGTCCGTCAAACAGACGCGGCGATAGACCTCGCCGTCCGGTGCACGCCAGTCGGTATACGGCGCAGTCAAGCCGAGCTCGCGCACCTGCGTGGCATTCGGCAGGAAGTTCTCAAACACCGCGATCATGCGCCCCTCACATGAATGCTCGCGCGCATCAAATCTCGACGTGCAGGCGATGACACCTGAATTTCGAACACGCGATTATTGAAGGCGCCCAGGCGCCTGAACCGAACTCGATGAGCGTACATCCCGGTCGCGCCCAGGCTCGCCGTTTTCCAGTTCGACCAGTTGTAACCGCCGTCATCTGAATAGCGCAGCGAGACGAAGTGATCATCGATCCCGAACGGCGCGGCGCCTGTATTCATGATCAGTTCGAACATCGACAGCGTGAGCTTGTTCTGTTCGTCTTGCAGGAACGCCGTTCGACGCCGCGCGATCAACGGTCGGTCGTGTTCGGCGTAGTGATCCCAGTCGAGCGTATAGAGACGCCCGTTATCGCAGTCGCCGGCGATCCACTGCCCGCGCCAATGAATGAGCGCATTCGCTCGCCAGCGATTGAGACCGTATGACTCGCGGCGATGCCAGCGCTGCGTCGCTGCGTCATAGCCCCACGTGTGCCCGTCCGGGAACGTGAGGTAGTAGATCTTGTGCCCGCGATCTTCGAACACCATCGAAAACGCTTTCGACCAGTCGCAACCCTTGATCGCCTGCTCCATCGCGAACGTCGAAATGCGCTGCGGAGAGTAGCCCGACGCGCGATAGACGATGCCATCTGATCCGAGCCAGAACACGGAGTTATCCATGCGGGCCGGCGTGAACTCCCCAGCGCAGCCGACTTCTATCGTCGTTCCTGCGGCCGGTGCGAACGTGCCCTGCGCTGCGCCGGTGTTCACGAACGGCTGAATCGTTTCGCGCCCGAACACCCACAGCTCCGAATGCACGCGCATCAGCGACACGATGTCATCCGGTAGCGCCTCGGCCTCGTAGAAATCGAGACCCTCGTAAGACTTCGCATCCGACAAGTCCGAGTGAAACCACTTCTTTCGGCTTGGCTCGAGCTGCGCGAGATAGCCGTCGATGTAGTCGACGACCCGCGCGCCTGGATAGTCGCTGTCGGTGATTTTCGAGAACGTGTTGGTCGAGGTGTCGTAGACGTAGCCCGAGCCGCCGTTTACGACGATGAGTTGATTGCCGCCTGCAACTTGGTTGTGCGCCATCGACACACGCCGACTGCCGGGGATCGTGCCTAGCTTAGTAGCGGTGCCATTCACCGCCACGCGATAGAGCTCTGTGCCTGACACGACGAACAGTTGCCCCTCGACATTACGCATGCCGCGAATCGGGCCGTCCCCTACTTGCGTAAACAGCCTCAGTCCAGGCACACCGCGCAGGATCGCCGGCGAGCGCGCGTTCGCGTTCTCCGCGAACTCGGGGATGTAGTTGACGCAGTCCTGTGAATCGTAGGGCCGCGTCTCGTCAGAGTACGCTCCGTCTACTATCTGCAGCGGCTCGAGACGGAGCATCACGAGCCTCCATACCAGTCACCCGGGAAGCCCAGTCGCGACGCACCCGTCACGCCGCTCGGCGTCGGCACGTCGAGAATAGGCTCGATCGGTGCTGCTACTGCGACATCGCGTCGCAGATCAGCAAGCAGCTCCGCGGCACGTGCTGCAACGTCCGGCCGCACGCTCGCGTCGTATTCTGGCGCGAGTTCGAGCGCCAGGTTATATGCGATGCACGCATCGAGTTCAGGAGGGGACGGCATCTCATCGGACGGGTTAGATACATTCCGCCATCCGAACGCGTTCCCGTTCGCCTCCCAACGCGTACACATCGCGTTGAGGACTTCCATGCCCGTCTCAACATCATCAGCAGCAAGCGGCTCACCGGGATCATGGACCCCGATGAGCCGCAACGAACGCGCGATAATGGACGCGACGGTTGCCATCAGCTACTGGTGGTATCTTCCGTCGTGATGCTCGGCACGACGAGGACCGGGATCGTATCGCCATCCCCACCGCTCGCAAGAGCGATGCCGATGACAACCTCACCCGCACTCGCATCGACCGGAACAACGCGCCCCGACGTGTCCTCGCCCGTCAGGCGCTGACCACGGGTCACGGTGTCGCCCGCCACTGCGTTGGCGAGTCCCAGCACGCAGATCGGCACGGTCTGACCCGCCGCTGCGACTTCATCACCGACATAAATGCCGATGTGCAGGTCCGTCTCGGCCGCGCTCGCCACGACGATACCGTCCGAAGAGCCGAACTTGACGACCTGACCCGGCGTCAGCGCGCCGCCCGCCTGATACGGGACGATCACGCCCTGCTGCGTGCCAAGCGGACCCAGCGCACGCAAATCGCTGTGTCGATTCGAGATATCGACCAATTTTGCAAGACTCATGATGGCTCCTCCTGATGGTTAGGCCGGTGCCGACAGCGAGCCACTGTGTGCCAGACGGCACGCCAGTTCCGGACGCAGCGCACCGAACGCCGCCATGATGTCGAAACGCATCATGATGATGTCGTTGATCATGTCGGAGCCCTGCGCGACGCGCATCGAGATGCCGTCATAGACACGGCGCGAGCACGGACGATCCGGATACTCGGGCAAGTCGACCGTCCCGAACGTGAAAGCGTCCTTGACGTAGGCGAGCGACACGCTGTAGGGCGTGCTCGCCGTGCCGACGATGGTGATCCCCGCGTTGTCGGCCGGCGATGCCGTGACGTTCTTTTCCGAGCCGTCTGGGATGATTTCGGGGTAGATGCTGATCTGGCCCCCACCGCCCGCGTAGTCCTCCGTGACGACGAACTGACGCGCATAGCCGAGGTCAGCCTTGGTCTGCGGATGCACGGCGTTGACGTTGGCGATCGTGATGATCTCGCCCTTGAAGATCGGGCCGGTGCCGGTGTCGACGGTGAGCTTGCCGCCACGCTGATTGGCACCGTTGACGAGATAGCCAGAGCCAGCGCCGCGCGGGGCCCTCGGCAGCACGGTCGTGTAGTTCCAGTCGAATCCGGCGGCGCGTCCCATCTCGCCTTCCTCGTACTGGACCTTCAGCTGCTGCTGCGAGTTGAACAGGCCCTTCAGCGCATCGATCATGTTCAACTGCGCCGTGTTGTCCAAGAGCATCCTCTTCGTGCCCTTGAACCCACCGTTGTCCTCGATGAGCTTCTTGGCCATGTTCGCGTACCAGAGCGCATTAGCGCTCGTGAACGCGCTGCTGACCGGGCCAGTCTGATTCGGCGTCGCCTTCACCGCCATCTCGAGCACTTCGGCCTCGAGGTTCACGACGAAGTCGGCCACTTGCTGCGACAGATACCGGCGCTCGAACTCTTCGATATCCAACGCGAGCTCGGCGGACGAAAACTCGATCTCGAAACCGCGCTGACCGAACACTTTCACCTGACGAGTGATGGTCTGAAGCGGGTTGGGATCCGCCACGCGGCCCTTGCGGTATTTGCCGTGCTGAGGAATCGGCACACGCAGGGTGTCGCCGATTTTTGCCGCCTTGTTCGCGAAACTGTCGTCGTACTCGCGATTGATCGTGCGGAGGAATGTGGACTTTTCGGTGACGAGCATCAACGCTCGGTCGGCGATCAGGTCCGTAGTGAGTAGTTGGTTGGGCATCTCCGAACTCCCGAGCCGTCAAGCTCAGGAGTCCGGGACGTATGCGGCTCTAGGCTTGGCGGCGTGCTTGTTTCTGTCTCCGCCACTCCGCGATGCGCTCTTCCGTCGACATCTCCGCGATGCTTTTCACGGCTTTGCCAGCGGTTGGAACTTTCGGCGGCGGTGGCGGCGCCTGGGTGGTTTTCGGAGGCAGTTCTTCGCCAGGTGTGCCGCTCAGCTTCGCTTCGATCGCGGCGAGCTTGCGTGCGATCTCGAGTCGAGATTTCCCACGCAATTGCTCGATTTCGTCGGGGTGATTGACCAGGTGGTATGCGATGTCGAGGTCGCGGTCGTGTCCGATCAGAAGATCTACTACCTCCTGGGGAACATCGACTTCGGCCGTGACTATGCGCTCCCACGCGCCCTTCCCGACGCGCTTCTCGAACTCGGCTTTGCGTTTCTCGAACGCCTGTCGAGCTGCCTCGGCCCGCGCTTCTGCTTTGCGCCGCTCGTTCTCCGCGTCTCGTTCGGCGAGGGCCGCTTTCACGGCTTCTTGCACTTGATACGCGGTGTACTTCTCGACGTCGTAGTCGAAATCGGCCAGCGTTTTCGGCGCTGACGATCCCGGGTTATCAACCTGCTGCCCTGGCTGCGCAGTTGCTTGCTGTGCCTGTTGCTGCGGATTGATCCCGAGCGACTTGATCAACTCGAGAATCTCGGCGCTTGCTTGGCGTCGGGCTCTCTCCTCGGCTCGTTGCAGCCGTTTCCGCATCCAGGGCTCAAGCTTGCGATCACGACGATCATCATCATCGTCATCGCTATCGTCGGCGCCCTGAGCGCCCGCGGCGGAGTCCGCGTCGGTGGTCCCTTTACCCGCAGGGTTCGCGTGAGAGTCCGGCGTTTTGTCTGCGGGCGTTTCGCCATCAGACGACGGAGCCGTCTCCGTCTGCTGCTGAGACTTGAGGGCGCTCAGCACACCCGTGTCGATTGATTTCAACTCGACCGCTTCAGGCTCTGCTGTCGCCTGCGTCGGTTGAGTATCCGTGGTCGACGCCACGTCGGTCGTGGTTGTATCAGGCATAAGTCACCTTGGGAAGGTCGCCAACTTTTCGATGTGAGCGAGCTTTGCACGCAGCAGGATGCGGCGAACCGCATCCCGCAGCATTTGTGATCGACGCCGCGCCATCAGAATCCTCCAGCGAGCGTCGGATCGATGACCGGCATCTGTTGCGGCATCGAGCCCATGAGTTGAGCGAGCGATGCAGCCGCTTCGAGTTCGCCCTTCGCTGCTTGTGACGGCGTGGTCGCGAGGATCTGCTGCGTCTGCGCGAGTGTTTTCTGCGCCTGCGCGGATTTGAGCTCGGCGTCAGCGATGTCCTTCGGATTCGGCTGCGGCGGCTGCGGCGGCGGATCGTTCTCGCCCGGTTCGAGCAGGCCTTGCTGCACGAGGATGCGACGCACGGCCGTGAGTAGCTCGTCGAGACCAGGCGCATCGAGATTCTTCACGAGCAGGTACTGCCCGATCATGCCGAGCGGGCCCGGTGCACGCGACAGCGCTTCGGCGATTTCCGCGACCTCCATGCGCTGAGTCTCGAACGATTTGCCCGTCGAGACGACGACGTCGTACTTGCCGCGCGAGAGATCGTTGATCGTGATGATCTGCCCAGTCTCGATGTCACGCACGAGCGTGTTGATCTTGACGAACTTCTCCGCGCCATCCTCTCCGAGAATGCGTACGGTGCGTGTGGCGTCGTACACCTTCGGAATCAGGTCCACCAAGATCTCGCCGGTGAACTTGAGCGCCTTGAGGTGATTGTCGATGAACACGTAGTTGCTGACGTCTGCCTCCTGCTGGCGCGCGAGAATCGCGCGGCCAGACGTCTCATTGCTTCGCGCACCGAGAGAGGCGTCGTATATGCCCGTGGTTGCTTTGATCTCGTCGATCGCGATTGCCGACATGTTCGCGAATACCGCGGGGAACTGAGCAGGCGGCTCACGTGTGGGGCGCGCCTGAGGCGCTTGAGGATCGACGTTATACAGCAGCACCGGCGGGTCATCGTATCCGAGCCGCTCGTAGTACGACTGCAGTCCCTCAATCATCTTCGGGGTCGCAGTCAGCGGCGAATTCGGCATCTTGGCTACGACTTCGACCATCGTCGACAACTCGAAGTTGTGAATCATCTGCGCATCCCGGCCGACGCGAGTCATGCCGTAGTAGTGCTGCACGCCGTCGACCGTCACGAGTTCGCCCCAGTTCATGACGACCGGGATGTATTTGCCAGGCCACTCGACCGGCTCGGTGAGCCGATCAGCACCCGAGATGAGACAGCATTTCACAACGTCACGATCGACCTCGCGCATTTCGACGATCGTGATTCCCTGCGCTGCTGCTTCTGGCGCGATCGGATCGAAATCGACAGCATCGACGATGCGGCCGTCGCTCAATCGATAGATGACGCGCTTCTGCGGCTCTTTCCACCAGTATTTAGCAACGCGAACAGTGTCCTGCTGCCACCAATGCGCCTCACGCGGCGACGCGGTCGCGAAATCCACGACCTTCTTTCCTGGGTATAGCTTTTCGAACAGCGACTTCGGCATCAGCGACGATACGAAGCACCAGCGCGCATCACGCCGGAACATGTCTCGCGCCGCGGGATCCCACGTCACCTGCCCCGGCTCTTCGATCATCTCGATGCGGATGCACTTGTCGAATCCGCCGTCATCTTCGTAATCGGTTGTGACCTCCCACGCGCCGACGCCGCCCGCACACGCCCACAAGAACGCGTTGTCGTAGGCGATTTTCGCGTCACTCGTCGCCTCGATATTGCGGATGAGGCCGTTGAAGATCTCTGCCGTATCCGCATCGCCGTCTTCTGCCGGTCGCACCTTGATTTGCGGTCGATTCTGTAACTGCTGGCCCGTCACGCGGCGAATCATCTGCCGCAAGCGGTTGAACTCGTAGCACGGGCGCTTCTTGCGCTTCGCCGTCAGGTGCGCATCCCACTGATGCCCCGGCACAAGCGCGAATTTGAAGTCCTCTTGCGCGCGCCGCATGAGCGTCGCCTTCGCCGCTTCTCCGTCATCGAAGCGTTCGAGCGCCTCGCGGATGAAATCCTTATCCGGTGATGAGGACTCTTTCTGTTGCGTGCGCTTTGCCATGTTCAGTCTCATCGGAGGTCTGACAGGTATTCGTTCAGCAGTTCATCACCGAGCTTAGCCGACAGTGCGCGCACGGCGTCATTCTTCATCCTATCCGGGCAGCGATTGAGCTTGCGACCACGGTGCTCGCCAATGAACCTCACGAGACCGGTCGCGATCCCCTTGCGCCGGAACGGCCTCGCTACGACTAGCGACTGGATGTAGTTTCCCGAATCGTTCACGAACGCTGTCGCGATGATCTTCTTGTCGAGCACCGCGACGTAACGATGATTCTGCAATGCTCGATACCGCACCTTAGAGATCATTCTTCCAGCACCCCGTCACATAATGACGCCGCCATGATCGCGAATGTGCAGATCGTACTGAACACGATTCCGTCGTACCCCCATTCGATCGCGCTATCTGTGTTTGACGTACCTGCGCCCAGGTATACAGCTGTTCTCGCAATCGGCTTCTGTCCAGCGAACCGCATATCGACATTCGGCCAGTCATCCTCTGTGTACTCAAAGTCGAGTACCGGGGTTTTCAGCGTTGGCGATGGTTCCAGCGGCGAATCCACTATCCCGCAGAACGACGTCACCAGCAGCACACTCTCAAATCCCTCGGTATCGGGCGCTCCGTACAGTGCGACGTAATCCACCTCTTTCGCGTAGATGAGGTCTGAGACATTTCCATACCACATCGGCTGAACCTTAACGCCACCTCCACTCGTCATTGCATCGTCGAATTCGATCACCAGATCATTGTTCTGGGGCTCCATCTTATCGACTAGGCATGCCACGAGCATGCAGTAGTTATCGAGCGGATGAGCGTAGTCCGGCACAGCGCCGCCCCAGGTCACGCTTTCAATGCTTCGGTTATCAGGGTTATCTATGATGACGACCGCCACGAGCAGCCGATTTCGATTTCCATCATCCAGCGGCGCGAGCTCGACTGTCGCGCTCGTCGCACCCGGCGAGATCGACTCCGTAATGACCGCCGCGGGCGTCCCGAGCGCTTCGTTGATCGAGTAGATCGTGCAAGGCGGCGGAGGCGGATCCTCGCGACAGACACTCACGCTGAACGGCCCGTTCGAGATCGGGGCGTCGTCAACGAACCACGATGCCTGCCGCACGTTGATCCGGAACACCTGCGCGTACTGCTCACCGCTGTCGAGCGTTATCTGACAGCGCACGGTCGCCCAGCCGCCGAGCTGCGTCGCGAACATCACAGACGTCTCTCGCGCATCGTCCGAGATCTGCGGATCGGACATCACGCCGATCTCCGGCCGGTCAATGCTCCACGTCGCGCAGCGAATCTGCCGATCGCCAAGCAGCGCGCCGAAATTCGCGACGAGCCGCCGCTTCTCAAACCTGTACAGCCGCGATTGATGCACGGCCGTTCGGTTGTAGGCCGAGACGTATGCGCGTGTTTCGCGTCCTGAGTCGGTCATCGCGTCACCACTGCAATGCGATTGAGCCGCCGTGTCCGAGCCCGTGCTCGAACTGCGACCCAAAATTGAGCTCCACCGGCGCCCGACCGATTTCGCCAAATATCCGCTCGGCACATACGCACGCCAGACCGAACGAGTCGGCCGCGTGCGATGACCAGTCGTGTTCAGGGCCTAAGCCGATGCCGCGCGTTTCGTCACGCTTCTCGTGATACCAACCGAGCGCATCGATGCCTGCCGCACACGTCGGCTGCTCGTACCAGCCCTCGGGCGTCAGCTGTACATCGTCGGGCGCGTTGAACCAGATCGACGAGAACCAGCGGCGCGCAGCTTCGATGCGCTTCATCGCCGCGCCCTTGCCCTGATTCGGAACGACGGTCACTTCGTAGCCCGCACCGCGCAGCGCCGATGCGTACGAGACGTCGTAGACCTTGTCGTTTGAGTCGCCGTCATGCGGGAGCCAGATCTGCGCGCGCTGCGGTGTGTATCCACGAGCGCGCATCCATTCGAGATGGCGCGCTAGCGGCTGGCCGACCGCCTCGTAGTAGTCGAGCGCGCGAATCTCGCGCCCGACGAACTGCATCGCCCACATCGCGAATGCGTCAGCGCGCGCACCTGTGCCGCCGATGTCGACGAATAGGCGAATCGTCATCAGCGGATCGGCTGCTACGCGCCCGATGCGGTGCTGCTCACGCGCTTCGGCGATGTGCTTGGCATAGTAAGCTCCTGACAGCACGCGCGCATACTCGCCCTCCCACACATGCGGGTAGAGCTCGGGCTGTGTTCGCAGGAAGTCCTGTCGCTCGCGCTCGATCTCGTCGTTCCAAAACGGGTTGTCTCGCCAGTTGGCACGCACGACGATCGCACCGCTCGGCAGCAGCGGGCCGCGCAGCAGGAGCTCGACGGCGTCTGTATTGCGCGTCGGGTTCCAGCTGAACCAACGCTCAGCGCCTGGCGCGCGCAGCGTCGGGCGCAGCAGGTTGATCGAGTGCATCGTCGCTGTGTGCGCTTCCTCCCACCACGCGCGCTTGAAGCCTTCGAGCGACTTGATGCTGTCCGCGGTGTAGTCGCGCATGCCCTTGAAGATGATCACGCCATCGCCGGGCGTCGCGATGCGCTCCTGGTAGATTTTGAAGCCGTCCCGCTCACTGAGGCCGAACGCCGCGAGCTTCTGCTCGATGAGATGCTTGCTCGACTGCGTGAGGTCGCGCTGAACCTCGCGGATGCAGATCGCGCGCAGGCCTTCGCCGGCGCTGTTGCCCGGTTCAGCGAGCGCATCCTCGATGAGTTGCTCGGCGAAGAAATGCGATTTCCCAGACGCGCGGCCGCCGTATGCCCCTTTGTAGGGGGCTGGCTCGAGCAGCGGCTCAAAGACCTTAGCTACCTTGCGCCTCAGGATTCGCACTGACGATCACCCGCTCGATTCGAGCAATGCTGACCGGACCGCCGTCCGGACCTGAGTGCTCCATTTGGTCACGCTGGCCGAGCATCTGCTTGCCCAGCCAGATCATCATCGTGACGTTCCCCTTTTTCGCCGCCTCCCACTGCATGCGGCGAAGGCTCGCTTTTGCGTGTTGTTTGCCCTCCTTTAGAGCGTCCGCAAAACGGCGAGTAAGGGTGTCAGGCGAGCACTTGAGCACGGCGGCTATCTCCTCGTGCGTGCATCCGATTCCGGCCAGCGCTCGCACCTGTTCGGGATCAATCTTCTTCCTGGGCCGTGCCATTTGTGACTCACCCTTTTGCCACCATGTCGTACGCCATCATCGCGCGCCCATATTGCACGTTTTGTGTGTTTCGCCAACGTCGCTAACTCCCCAAGAGCCGCGGCGTTTGCAGCGTTCGTCAGGCGGCGCGAACAAGCGCGGCGGCCGCCAGCCGGCCGCCCACCTGTCCGACATCGTGCGCGGTGCAACTCCGATCATCAGCCCGATTTCGCGCAGTGATCGGAGTTCGCCCGCGAACTCGACACGAATCGCGCGCCCTTTCACGTCTCGCCGTCACTCGACGCTCGTCAACACCGCAGGCGCCGGGATCGGATTGACTGTCAGCGTGACAGACTCGCTCTCGCTCGATCCGGCGCGCATTGTTTTGCTCGCGACGTTCGACAGCGCGCTCGCTGTTCCGTTCGTGTTCACCGCACTGACCGCGAAATACCACGTGCCGAGATCGAGGTTCTCGACCGTGTGCGTCGTCGCGTTGCCCGCGACCTCCGCGGTCTGGTTGAGGTTCGTCGCCGAGCGACCGTAATGGATGCGAGTGAGCGCGTGATTCGTGTACGGCGTGCCGTCCGTGTTCTGCGTCGGTAGCTGCCACGTCAGGCGCGCGCTGCGATCCTCCGGGCTCGTGCAGGTGAGCGTCAGCGTGTACGTTCCCGAGAGTGTGATCGTCGGCAGCGTTTTCGTGCCGCTCGATGAGACAGGACCGTCCCAATCCGGATGTCCCGACGCCGTGCATGACGGCAGCGTCGATTCCCAGGTGAGCGTCGTAGCGAGCTCGCCGTCTGCCGCGGTCACGCTCGACGCGAACGTTGTCGCGGCGCGCGCCTCGGGAAGCCCGAAATACCACGTGCCGAGCACGAGCAGCAGGAACATCAGCAGCGCATACAGGAAGAACCAACGCAGGCCCTTGCCGATGTGTTTATCGGCCTCGCGTTGCTCCTCGTCGGTCAGATATTCATCGCGGATGTAATGGGGGTTCACGGTCGTTCTCCTTGGACTAGCTATCACCGCATCAGCACCTCCTAGCCCGCATCCTCGATGCGGTAAACGTGAATCATCGCACCCGGCGAGTCGAGCGCGTCGGGGTCTTCGTACGGGTAGACCTTCGCGAGCCGAGCGAATTCGACGATGCGCGCGTCGTCTGCGATGACGCCAGCGGTCACGAGCGCGTCCTCAGTCGATCGCAGTAGTTTGCTCAGGTCCGGCTTGCGATCCGGATAGCTGCGCTTTCGCTTCGGCGCCGAACGCGGCTTCGGCAGCGTGAACACGATCTTCGCGCGCAGCGGGCCGTCGAGCGGCGCGGCGCCGTTCTTGGCCTCGACGGCTGCGGCGACAACGTCTTGGCGCCAAGGACGCACACCCTTGCTCGACTCGACGAGCACGCCGCGGCCACCGCGAACGCCCACGAAGCGCTTCGACCCCTGCGGCGCAGGCATGCCGCGAACGATGATCGTGATCACGCCTGCGACCTCTGCTGATCTCCGTCGAGCAGCCGATCGATGAGACGCTGCAGTTCGTCGCGTGTCGGCGCGCGCTTGACCTCATTGCCGCACTCATCGAACGCCGCGACGTACATCGACCCTCGGAAGGTCTTCACGCGAATCTGGAATCCTCGATAGGGTTTGAATTTGCTCATAGCGGATGACTCGTCAGATGCCAGGCGCCGCAGCGGCGGCACTTGTACGTCTTGCACTCCACGCCGCGATTCCTCTTCCGGCGTGATCGAACGCGAACGAGCGCGGCTTTCGCTTCCGCGCTCGACGCATAGGGAACACGAGAGCAAGGGGTTCTCATGACCGGCGTCACCTCCTACGCGGCCTCTCGCCGCTGCTGTTTCCGATGATGCGCAGCGCAGTCGTCTGCAGCTGCGCGGAATGAGAGCCGGCGCTTCGGTGAGACGCACTCTGCGACCGGCGCGTGCTTCTCGCCTTCGGGCTTCGGCGGCTTGTGCCAAGCCAGATAGATCCACTCGTCGCCCACGCGCGAGCGCTCGACGAAGTACCGCCCGGTCATGTGCCGCCAGTGGTATTGATCGACCGGCTGCCACGGCGAGCTCATACCGCCGCCTCCGCGATCTGCATGTCTTCGACCGTCACGCGATAGCCGGGCGCATTGGCCTCGGGATCGGCCGGAACAATCACGCCCGTTATCTCAATGCCGTAATTGCGACGGATCTTCCCGGCCGCGTCGGGCGCGTCGAATTGCCGACCGATGAACCGCCACGGTTGCCGGCATTGGTTCGGCGTAAGTGGCTTGTGCTTGAGCACGTAGTCGACGAGCCGCTCGGC